AAGGTCCGGGCCTGGACGATTATCCGTACCTGTTTGCGACTGATGTATCAGGTTCGATTTCAGGTAACGCGCCGAACGCGCAGCTGTATTTGTACCCACAACCGGTGGTGCAACTGCAAATCAACGTATTGTATTTCGATAACCTGGTCGAGATTGTCACACCGGAAACTTCGCAAGTCATACCGTGGTACCCCGATCAATTGCAGCTCGTCCACGAGGTTGCTTGTTACCTAATGGGCTTGACTGACGACGAGCGCAAAAAAGATGTGAAGGCAGAGATTCGCGAAATGTTCCAAGGGTATCTGAAAATGGATAACGACAAGGAAAATCGCGCGAACCATGTGAAACTCGATACACAAAACTTTAGGACGGCGCGCCGCTCGGTGCGGCCGACCAAATTGCAAGGTGATTAAGTGCCTACTCGTAACGCGACACCGGTCGAATTTACACCGGTTGGACTATCGGACGCGGTAGACGAAGCGAGCGCCTTCGCGGGCGCGTGTACGAGTATTTCCAATTTTGTTTTTGATCGGGTGTCGCGCGGCGCGGTTGTGCCCCGGCCTGGTGTACAGGCGGTCGCGTTTGACCCGACTAATTACCCGACGCCAGGCCGCATCGCCGTTGCGTTCATGACAGGCAATCTTATCTATGGCCTGGTCGGCGTCGGTAGCGGGTCGCTAGCGGGGCATGATGTGCCCTTTGCGTTCAATGTAGCGACCGGGGCTTTCGTGACCGTGAGCGGGGCCACTACATCGAACACACCGCTTACGCAACCCGATACGGGCGATTGGACTCCGCCGACGACTGATATGGTGGGCATCTATATCGTCGTCACGCATCCGGGCTTTAGCGGCGGCTCGAATCCGTTTTTCGGGTGGTTCAATCTGACGACTCCGGCCACGCCCGCATGGAGCGCGGGGAACACTGCGACCAATCCTTTGTCTTCGGTGCCTGAAGTGGTTGCGCAGTATTTTGACCGGGCTTATTTTTTCTGTGGCAACGCGGCGATTTCAACGGACATTTTGAACCCCTTGAACGTCACGACCGCCGAGGAAGCGGACGCGCTCTTTATTGGCGACCCCACGGTCGTGACAGGCGCATGCGGGCTACCGATCGGGACGGCTACGCAAGGGGTGCTCGCCGCATTGCTGGTGTTTAAAAGCAAATCAATATGGCAAATCACCGGTGACGTTGCTTTATCGAACCTTGCACTCAATCAGGTGACCAATAGCGTTGGAACGACCGCAGGCCGTTCACTCGCTCCGACCCCGGCAGGCGTGGGCTTTATGGCGAGCGACGGGATTCGGCAGGTCAATCTGTTGGGCGAAACCCCCTATATGAACACGGACGTTTTTGCACCGTTCTCGCAAGTCGTCAGTCCGTCGCGCACGGCGGCGTGCTATGCGAATAGTGTCTATCGCATCTCGGTCAACACATCGTTTAAACAGTCGATGGTGACGTTTAACGACTATTGGTTTGATAACCTGGCGCAGCGCTGGAACGGGCCGCACACGTTCCCTTTTAACGTGGTGGTGACGGACGGCACAGCGATGTACGGCGGCGCGGATGCATTTCCCGGTTTTCTGTTCACCTCACAAATCGCGCCACAACCAAGCAGTTTGTACACGGACAACGGAGCGGCTTATAACTGCGCCTGGGCGTCGTGTAATATCGATCGGCCCAACCCCAATGTTGTCAAACAGATGGTCGAATCGACGCTTGAATTGTCGGCGTCGTCGGTTGATTCCACCTATACCGTACAGCTGACAAACCAACTCGAATCGGTGTTGAATTCGGTGTCGGTCAAGGTGCAAAACCCCGGTGCGGTGTGGGGTGCGTTTAATTGGGGTGCGGCAAATTGGCGGCAGCAGATCGTCACGTCTTCGCGCTACGGTTTGCCGTGGACACAACCGATTGTGTTTGAAAAATTGCAAGTCTCGGTTTCGGTTCTCGCGGCGGCGTCGGTTGCGACAAAGCGGTTCATGATGAATACACAACCGACCAACCACATGACGTTGAGCCAATAATGGAATACTTTGCGCACGTGCCCGGCAAGATCGATGTGCAGCCCTTGGTTGCACAGATCGACGCGCATCCGCAATTGTGGAATCAAAACCCGCAGCGTCGCGACCAAGAAAAATCGCCGCACGCACGCATGTCGGATATTTGGGTGCGCTATAACAGCCCGGACCGGTTTAAAGATTTGCGCACCTTTGGTGACGAGCACGTACCGGTGTGGTACCCGGCTTATTATCAGCTACCCGCGATCAAGCCGATTGTCCACAAATTGATGTCGGTGTTTGAAGGTGAAATGTTGGGCGGTGTGTTGATTACGCGAATTCCCCCGGGTGCAGGAATTGGCAAGCACAGCGATCGCGGTTGGCATGTCGAATACTACGATAAATTTTATGTGTCGTTGCGCTCCGCGCCGGGTGCAAATTTCTACTGTGAAGACGAAATGATCAACCCGGAACCGGGGGACGTATACTGGTTTGACAATCGCGCCGAACATTGGGTCGAAAACGACAGCGACGAAGACAGAATGACATTGATCGTGTGTATCCACACCGCGTTTTTTAAAGGGGTTTCATGATGACGTTTTCGATCAATGACGTAGAAACGTTTTTTCACTTCGGCCCCGGGGTGTGCATTAAGCAAATGGCGTTGCCCGCGAAACATTTTGCAGTAACGCACAAGCATACCTACGATCACCTGGCGGTATTGACGGAAGGCGTAGCGATTGTCACCTTGGACGAGCACGTCACGCAATACCAGGGGTTGAGCGTCATTACGATTAAAGCAGGCGTCGCGCACAAGATCGAAGCACTGACGAACATCAAGTGGTTGTGTGTGCATGCGACCGATGAAACCGATGAATCGAAGTTGGACGCGGTATTGATCGCGCAAGGGGAATAGTATGCCGTGGTCAGCAGCATTAGCCGTAGGGGCGTCGGTCGCGGGCGCGGCGGTGTCGAGTGCGCTCGCGCCGTCAACCGGCAGTTCAAGTGCAGGGCCCGATTATCAGCCTACCGATCAGCCAGGCATGGACGCATCGTATCAGTCCAACTACGGTACGTACGGCAGCACCTTGGGCTCGTACTATGGGGCGACCAATCCGAACGCTTATGCAACCTATCAGAACCAGTACAACAACCCGCAGACTTCGAACATGTTGGCGGGTGCGCAAACTGCGCAGAATGCTTATTACGGGCTAGGTGCGAGCGCAACGGGGCAAGCGGCGGGCGAGTATGGCGCAGCGAACAGCTTGCTTCAAGCCGGGCAGAATTGGGATGCGAATGGCGCGGTTTATAACAACTTGATGCAAACCACAGGGGACACGTCGAACGCGCAAAACTACATGCGCGGAATCAACACGTCCCCCTATGGCGCGGCGGTGACGAATAACGCGTTGAGCAATGCGAACGTGCAGTATCAGACGACAGCCTTGCAAAATCAAGAGTCGGCCACGAGCGCGGCGGGGGCTGCGAATCAAGCCGGGGCCGGGCTGCAAAACACCGGTGCGCAAGCGTATTCGACCGGTGCGCAAATTCCCTATACTGCACAGAACACCGTGTACGGCAATCAGAACACGGCGTTGCAAAATTACTATGGCAGCTCAGTGTCGCCCTACCTGTCCGGGTTGAACCAATTGCAATCGAACGCGGGTGCCTACATCGGTATCGGGCAGGCCGCGCAGTCACAAGCGGCAAATCAATCGCTCAGTACCGCACAGATGCAACAGCAACAAGCGGCAGGCATTGGCAGCGGAATATCGAGTGCGGTGCAAGGAATTTACAGCAATAACACGGGTATCAATAGCGCGAGTTCGCAAGCAGCGCAAACGGCGGCAGACCCGTATGCGTATAGCTACGGGCAAGACGGGGGGTTTAATTAACCATGGCTAATTTCGGTTCGGCCCTCGCCGGGAGTTTTGAAGGGGTTGCACAGCAGCAGAAAGACGCGCGCACGGCTGCGCTTGAGCAAGTTGATTTAATGACCAAACAGGAAAATCTACGGGTTAGCCAAGCCAAAGAAAATCTTGAAATGCAGCAACAGATTCGCCGCCAAAAAGCCGAAAACAACGCAGCGGCGTATTTGTCGGCGTTCGGGCAGCAAGGCAGCCCGCCCCCGGGCGCGCCGGGACCCCAATCCGGTAATGCCCCGCCGCCGCCGCAACAAGGGCCCCCACAAGGTCAACCGCCTGGTCCGCCGCAGGGGCAACCGCAGCAAATGTTGCAGGCAATGCCACAACAAGGCCCCATGCCCGGGCAGGCCCCGCCACAACCTCCGCCACAGCAATCGACCATGACGAACGGTATGCCCCCGCCGCCGATGCGGCCAGGCCAACCCTCACAGCCGATGCAGCAGACCGGCCAGCGCCCGCCTATGCCGCCGCAAGGCCAACCGCAACCGGGGCAAGCACCGTTACCGCCTGGTCCGCCACCAGGCGGTGGAGGAATGCAGCCGCAAGGACAACCCCCGATTCCACCCTATCAAAGGATCGGCGCGCAGCAACCGCAACCGGGTCAGCCAATGCCGGACGGGAGTGGGGCGCATGCGCCTGAGCATCAATTGCCGGTAGTGCCGATTCCTGACGAACCGCCCGCGAAAAAGTCGATGGATTTGCAATCGATTTTGAGCTGGGCACAGCAGAAGGGAATTCACGGAACGGATTTGCCTGATTTTCTTGACCAGATGAAGCCCTACATGGATGCCCAGGCGAAGACGCAAGCGGATGCGTTGAAGCAAAAAATCGACATCATGAAAACGCAGATTGACGCGCAAAAAGCAGAAGAAACCGGGCGGCATAATACGGCAGAAGAAGGGCTGGGGCAGGGGCGGATTAACGCGGAATTGAGCAACGCAGCCGGGCGGCGCGACCAAGCCGCAGCCACGCGAGCCGCCTCGGCACAAGCGCATGACGACGCCGGTTGGCAAGCTGGCGTGGATAAAGACGGCAACCCGGTTCGAATGAACGTGCGCACAGGTCAAACCGCACCCTTTAGTGGTTCGTCGTTGCCCGCAGGGAAAATGTCGAGCACGCCAGGTGGTGCAGGCGGTGGAAAATTATCTAAAGAAGCGGCTGACGAAATGGCCGGGCAATATCTCGCAGGCGACAAAACCGTTTTTACCAATCTCGGGCGCGGTGCGCAGGGCGCACAAAACGTGGTTGCGGTGCGCGAACGCGTTGCCCAAATGGCAAAAGAACAGGGGCTCGATCCGGCTGCGGTGGTCAAAGGGTTCAACACACAAGTAGCGAATACTTCGGAAGCGCGCGCGGTGGGTGCCCGCTCGGCCACGCTCGGCATGGCAGGCGAAGCGACCCGGCGCGTAGGACAAATCGCACTGGACGCGTCAGATAAGGTACCGCGTAGCCAGTTTGTGCCGGTTAATAAGGCGTTGCAAGCTTGGAAGACCAATACCGGTGACCCGGCGATTGTGGCCTTTGGTGCAGCCAACAACACCCTAATCAATGCCTACTCGCGCGCGGTCAGCCCGACCGGGGTTTCAACGGTCAGCGACAAAGAGCATGCGCGCGACATGTTGAGCACAGCGCAAACCCCGGAACAATATAAAGCCGTGGTTGCGCAAATGTACAAGGAAGTGGACGCGGAAAAAGCGGCAGTGCAAGACGTGAAAGATCAGGTAGGCGGGAAAAAGACATCGAGCGGTTCGGGCGTAGTGAATTTTGCGGACCTTAAATAATGGACGTGCAATTACCCGATGGGACCATGGTCAAAGGGGTGCCTGATGGCACCAGCAAACTTGACCTTGCGACCAAGCTGAAAGCGAACGGTATGAACGTGCCTGATAGCTGGCTTGCGCCTGCCCCCGACAAAGCAGCCGGTTCGGACGTGCCTGGCTACACACCGGTTGCGAAACAACCTGACGCTAAACCGTCAAGCTGGTTAGATAAGCTCGTCGGCGTGGGTGAAGCGGGTTTATCCGCAGCCAGTTCGATCCCCGCACAGGCGATCGGCGGCGCGGCAGGTATTGCGAAAGGTTTGACCGGCGGCAAACTTGGTACGCAAGCCGGGGTGGACGAAGCTGCTGACACGAGTGAGCGCGTCTCGCGCAAGCTGACCTATACCCCGCGCACGACCGAGGGCAAAGCCGACCTAGCCAAGGCGGGGGACTTTATCGACAAGGCGGGCCTGGCCGGGTTGCCGGTTGACGCAGGCATGGCCGGTGCTGTAGGAGAAGACGCGCGCGCCGCCGCGCCGGTCGTGCGCAACACCGCAGATCTAGCGAACACGCGCAGCGCGGCGGCATTGGGCGAAGCCGGGCAAGCGGCTAAAGGTGCGGCGGCAAAAGCATTGCCCGACATGTCAATCAAGCCTGAAACGCTTGCCCTGGCGAAGAAAGCGCAGGCAATGGGCATCCCGTTGCGGCCTGACATGCTCTATGACAACAAACTCATGCGCATGGTCGGGGAGTTCTCGGAAAAACTCCCCCTGTCCGGTTCGGGTGTCGAAGCGCGGCAAACCGCGTTTAACCGACAGGCAATCAAGGCGATCGGCGGCGACGCGAAGGCCAAAAGTTTGACCCCGGACGTGTTTGCCAATGCGATGGACACGTCCGGTAAGAAAATTGGTGATGTGATCGGACGGACCGAAGTGCCCTTGGACGATAAATTTTTGGATGAACTCGCCGAGCACTCGGACGACGCCAAAAAGTTTCAAACTGAAGACGTGGCCAAGGTCGTTAATAGCTATGTGGACGAACTGGTCAATAAAGGTGAGCACGGTGAGATTGGCGGTAAGGCGCTGCGCACCTTCAATACCAAGTTGGGCACGCAAATTCGCAACACTCCGAACGGTGACCTCCGGCATGCGTTGAGCGATTTGCAAGATACCTTGCACGACAAGATCGAAGAAAACATGAGCGAAGCGGACAGTGCCGAATGGCATACTGCGCGCCGCCAGTACGCGAATGGAAAAACGCTTGAACCCCTGGTGGCCAAATCAAAGACGGGTGACATCAGCCCTGCTGGTTTGATGGGAGCGACAACCAACACCCGGTCGAAGAAGGCGGCGATGGCGCGCGGGCGCGGCGGGGATTTGGGCGATATGGCGCGCGTGGGTCAGCAATTCATGAAAGAACAGCCGTCTTCGGGTACTGCCGAGCGCACGGCGTTGATTGGTGGGTCAGGTGCAGTAGGCGCGGCCTTGGCGGGGCACCCAGCCGTACTCACAGGTGCGGCAGCCACGACCGCTTTAGCCAACCTTTACAACCGGTACGGACCTGCGATAGCCAGGTCGAAAGTGGCGAGAGAGCTAAAAAAGCAACAACCATGACCAAAAAGAGAATTCCGCAAAGAATCGTGACGGTGTAGCCCACGAAATCCAGGAGCGTAAGGAAAAAGGGAACTTTAATTGCCAAGAACGCCACGAGGGCACCGACTAGGAAAGGCATGATTAACCTCTTTGGTTGTATAGAAGCACATTAGCCTATATAAGAAGGAAAGGCAAGAAAAATGAAAATCCTGGTGATCGACCCCCTTGGCAACGCACTAGACTGGATTTTGCGCTGCGAACGTGCGCACCACGAGGTCAAATTATTCACCAAATTCGATTGCCGTGTCGGGCATGGCTTGGTCAGCAAAGTTCACGATTGGAAAGCATGGATGCGGTGGGCCGACTTGATTTTTTTGACCGATAACGTACAGCACTTGTTCGCTCTTGAATGGTACCGCGAGCGGGGGTTTCCGATTTTCGGGCCGTCGCTCGAATCTGCCAAGCTTGAGCTGGAACGCGAAGTTGGACAGCACGCATTTAAACAACACGGCATTGAAATCATGCCGTACAAGACCTTTACCAATTACGATCAGGCAATCGCGCACGTTGATAAAGAGCGCAAGCGCTTCGTGTCGAAACCCTCCGGTGACGCAGACAAGGCGCTATCCTATGTGTCAAAAGACCCGCGCGACATGATCGCGATGTTGGACCGGTGGAAGAAACTTGGCAAGGCGAAAACCCCGTTTATCTTGCAGGAATTCGTCAGTGGTATCGAAATGGCCGTTGGCTGTTGGTACGGGCCGGGCGGTTTTTCAAAACACGTCAATCAAAATTGGGAATTCAAAAAGCATTTGAACGGTGACCTTGGAGTGAACACCGGTGAGCAAGGCACGCTCATGCGCTACGTGACCAAGTGCCGATTGTTCGATAAGACCCTTCTCAAACTCGAACCCTTGCTGAAAAAACTCAAGTATGTGGGTTATGTCGATATTGCGGTGATGATTGATGAAGACGGCAACATCAAACCACTCGAATTTACTTGTCGCCCAGGGTGGCCGCACTTTCAAATTCTGCATGCGCTGCACGAAGGCGACCCGGCCAATTGGATGCATGACTTGCTGCACGGTCACGACACGTTGAAAGTGTCCAAAGAAGTCGGCGCGGGGGTGGTGATGTCGGTTCCGAATTTCCCCTACAAGGGGCCGTCACCCGATGAGCTCAAACACATACCGGTGTGGTGCGACCATGCCAACCCGAACATTCATCCGTGCGAAATCCAGGCCGGGCCGGTGTGGGACGAAGTAAAGGGTAAAATTGTCAAGGTACCGGGTTGGGTGTTGGCGGGCGCGTACGCGGCGGTTGTGACCGGAACCGGCCCGACAGTGAGCAAGGCGACCACGGCGGCGTACAAGCGCTTGAAGGATGATATTCAGATACCGAATTCGCCGGGGTACCGAACCGACATTGGTCAACGACTCAAAAAGCAGATTCCCGAATTTCAGAAGCACGGTTTTGCGCACGGTTTGGAGTTTTAAATGGCGATCATTGTTAACCCGGTTTTGCCCAATATTCTGACCAATGGGACGGAAGCCGATGCTACGCAAGTGATGGCCGATTTTGCTGCAATCATTTCTCAGATCAACACCAATGCGGCGGAAAACGGCGCGAATAGTTCGATCACTTCGCTGCTCGGGTTGACGACGCCGTTATCGACTGCGCAAGGCGGAACCGGGTTGTCGACCCCCGCGCAGTATTCGGTGTTGCTTGGCGGCGCGGCGGCGAGCCCGATGACGGTTGCCACGCCGAGCGTGGCCGGACAAGTGCTGACAGATAATGGGCCAAGCGCAGCACCAAGTTTTGCGCCGGTCGTCGTGAGTAAAGCGGAAATTGTCGCGGGACTTGGATTCTTGCCGGTCAGCAACACTTCGCCGAGTGGCAATAACGTTCAACTCGCCTACGTGGCGAGCGCAGGCACTGCGATTTTTGTTGAAGTCGATACCACGGCGTTTGGTTACGTCACCTTGTCGTCGACCCCCGCTTCGTCCGGGTACAACCTGGGTGCATCACTTAACGCAGTAAACGGTTTGTTTGACAATAGCAATCGAGTTTGGTCAACGGGCAATTTTCAACCTAACGTATTAAGTGCGCTCGGAAGCCAGCAGGTTTTTAATGTCTTTTCGCAAGCAGCGGGTACCTTTTTCACTGGCCCTAGTGTCGGAGGTACGTGGTTGAGCCTTGGTGTATGGACCGATCATAACGACAGTGGTACGACCCTGGGCATCCGGGTTTCATAAGGACACACAATGAAAATTCACAGTCCGAAGTGGGCCAACCGCGAACACACGTTGATTGGCGTGACGATTGTTATTGAAGAAGGCGACCCGTCACCCTTTTGCAATTTGCCGTTAGGCGCGCACCCGTTCAATGCAGCAAAACACGACCCTCACAAACACTGCACGGATATTTTTGTTGATGCACTCATCGGCGAATTTGGGCAAATCGCTGAATGGGAGATTTAACCATGTTTCCAGGATTGCATATGTCACTCGATTTACAAGATGCGGAGACGGCCAACGTGGTGCGCCTGGCGATCAAACAGGCAATCAACGAGTGGCTTGATGCAAAATATTCGGCGGTCGGCAAGTGGACCGTTCGCGGCATTACCGTAGCGGCGTTGGGTGCGTTTGCGCACTTTCTTGCCAGCTCAAACGGATGGTTCAAATGAACATCGATCTTGCGGCGATGCAGGCCGAATTGATTGCTGATGAAAAGATGTGTCGGCAAGTTTATGACGACGCGAACGACGCAATCATTCGGGCGGGGGTGACGGTCGTCGGTACCCCTACGGTAGGTGTCGGTCGAAACCTAGTCACAAAGGGCATTAACAACGCGGAAAGTCTGTATCTGCTCGATAACGATATCGAAGAAACCGGTGCTGCGCTCGATCAGGCGATCCCCTGGTGGGTCAATCTCGATCCGGTGCGGCAACGCGGTGTGCTCAACATGGCGTTTAACCTAGGCGTGGGCGGATTGTTAGATTTTGTTAATTTTCTTGCCGATTTGCAAGCCCAGAATTGGAAGGGTGCGGCGCTTGAATTACGCAGTTCCAAGTGGGCAGGCCAGGTCGGAGAACGGGCAGTACGCATCGAAAATCAGATTCTCAATGGAGCGACACAGCCATGAACGTACAACAGTTTTTGTTAAATGTGTGGATTTGGCTTTTAGCCGACCCGACACATATTGTGTTCGCTGCTTCTGCTATTGCGGCGATCACACCGACGCCGCCCGCGTCAACCTTAGCCGGAAAGATTTATAAAGTGCTCGATCTTTTTGCGCTCAATTTTCTGCACGCAAAAGAAAATGGCGTGACGGTCCCGGACGTGATGAATCAGATGTCAAGATTGCTTGCACAGCACCCTGATGGTTCCGTGTCGGGCTTAGTGTCGGTTACCGCGAGTCCTACACCGTTAGTCCAACCACTAGAACCTTCCCCCGTTATCGTGCCTACGCCGGGGATCACGTTGTCGAGTTCGCCTACGATCGCTAAAGAGTAGATAATGAGCAACCCTGCTGACGCGCCTGGTGTTGGAAGCTATCTGATTACCCCGCGCTGGTTTTCACACTTGCCTGTGATAACCACGTTACTTGGCAACGAAATGGTCTACGCGGTTCAAGGTGCCCGGGACATTCAGGTTCCGTTTGCACTAATCGCAAAACAAGATGCTGTTGACGAAGTGACGTTGACAATGCCCGCAGTGTTCAACGTCGCAGGGAGCCCGATTTTACCGAACGGGCCAACCGAAATTGACGTGACGTTCAATACTGTCTCGCCGGGTTTGGTGTTGGCCGGGCCGTCAAGCGGAACAGCTCAAATTCCTACTTTTCGCGCGCTCGTTCAAGCTGACTTGCCCCCGTTTTCCGATTTGACAATTACTGGCAGCACGATCGATTCAAGTGTAATTGGAGGTTCGGTACCAGCGGCGATTACAGGCACGACGATTACATCGACGGCAAAGATCGTTTCAGGTGCGGCAGGATCCGCAACAGTCCCTAATTACACGAGTGTCGCAGGGGGAAGCACAACCGGGCTTTCCATCGTTTCGACCGGATTTGATTTTCCTATCGGAGGGGCAAACGTCCTCGGGATAAGTACAGCGGGAGCGACTTTTACAGTCCCCCTCAATAGTACCCTAGCGATTACAACGGCAACACAGCTTGTCAGCCCGGTAGGGTCCGCTACAGCGCCAGGGCACACTTTTACCGGGGCTTTGACGACAGGGCTTTATGAAGCCGCAGGCCCCGTTTTAGGTTTTAGTGCGGGCGGCGTGTCAGGGGGTACGATTTCAGCAACAG